TCCTGATGTAGTCAACGCAGCACTCGCTGTAACAGTAAAAACATTTGCATTAGTTACAGAAGCAACAGCAAAATCACCATCAACTGCGTTTCCAGTTGTGTAAGCTATCTCGACAACTTGACCCTGTGTAACACCATGAGCAGTAGAAGTTATCGTAACTGTAGTTCCTGATTGAGCATACGTTCCAGTTAACCTAGCTGGATTTGTAAGCATCAATGAATTACTTGGAGCGTCAAAGTTAATATTGGTTTTGTCACCTTGAAACTTAGGATTATCGTTATCTTCTCTTCTAACTAATGCTGTTAGTTCTGATCTATTATCGGGGAGATCTATAACTACACTTGTTTCGCCCTTACTGAACCTACCTCCATCATCTTGAAACTTTAAGATATATTCTCCTTCAAGAAATGGGACAACAGCTTGTGTGGAGTTGCCTGGTAAAGCATCTACTAAATCAACTGCATTGGCAAAAGTTCCTGATCCATCTGTTTTTGTAGAGTGTCTTACATAGACAAATCCACCATGAGTTACATCAATATCTTTTGATATCTTCCATCTAAGTCTTATTAATTTATCTGAAAAAGGTTCAATGGATAAATCCTCAACATTTTCTGGTACAGCAGTTTTACCAACAGCATTAAATGTTATATCAGTGGATGAAGAGCTTAACTGCAATGCTGCGTTAAAACTAAATACTTGAATCTCATACGTTCCAATAGATGTATTAAATATTTCAAAATCAGGAGATGATACAGAAGTGGAGACAAAATTACCATCACCAAAACGATAGTTGACTTGATATTGCGTAACACCAGGGATAGGTTGCCAACTAATAATTAATTTAGAAACTGCTCGATTATTAATAACAACTAATTTTTCTTCGGCAACAAGAGCAGAAGGTGGTGGTTTTGGAAGGTTTAATACCGATATAGTTCTTGGTGTTAAAGGAACACCATCTTCAATAAATGGATATTTCCCTGGAACATAAGATAAAGCTGTTATTACATAGTTAACTCCTTCTTGTTCTTCTACTGTTATTACTCTAAATTTTTGAGGTAAAATATCATCAGTTTCTAATAACCAAACGCTATTTACATTTGGAAGCGTAGTAAGTCCAGTTTTAAGAAAAATTACGTTATTTGAAATGCTTGCGACTTCTTTTCGCACTACACTTCCGTCTGGCATTATCAGTGAAACAATAGGATTATTTGTAGCGGAAAGATCAGTTTCAGAAGCATCATCAACAGTTATAGATGTTTGAGTAACTGCTTTTATTCTTCCTCCTCTCCTTACACCAGATCGAACAGGATCAGCTATATCAATTATTGCACCAGGTCTGACGACAACTCCAGAATCTATTGAAGTAGCAAAAGTAACTACTTCTGATTCATTTTGTTCAGCAAATAGAATAGCTTTTCCAAAACGCTTTGCCTGACCTCTTGAAGTGCATCCAAAGGCTTTTACCTGTTTAGTAATTATTCCATACTTTTGTTGTGCAGGAATATCATCTACAAGTTCAAAATCTATCTCTCTACTATCCATGTTGAAATAAGAGACAGCTATTGCTGTATGTCTGGTCTTTAAACTGCTGCCAGAATAACTAAATCCTTCTTCAGTAACATTTGCCAAACTAAATAAATAGCTACTGTCTTTAGGACTATCTTGAGTAAGCTGGATCGTACCTGCTGACCATAAAGGCATACAACGCATCACACTAGCTAAATCATTTATTAGATCAAAAGCATCATTAGCAGATAATATATTTGCATTGCAGCTAAATCTAGCTTCTTGCCCTCCTAAATTATCATCAACAAGTTCATTAGCAAATCTACTAGCAGTTACAAAAGAAAATAAATCTAAGTTTTCATATCGTTTAGCGTCAGTGCTTTGATCTGGTGCAATATGCACACCAAATCCGTATCTTTTGTCTGTGAGCATATCTAATAACACCATTGCAGGGCATGAACACCATTGGGCTGCTCCTAAAACACCGTTGAATATATACCCATTTGGATAAACTATTCGGCCTGTATTAATATCTACAGTTGGCGTTCCAGAGTTATTTGCTCCTGCACCTGGAATCCTTACTTTTATACCTCTAACTCTAAATTTTCGATTGGGTATAGATGAGAACTGCATTGAGTCCAATCGAAGAGAGGTATATGCACTATTAGGATATGTATTTGCATCATCAAATATTTCTGAAAAACTTGTCCAATTAAAAGCATTTATAAGATTAGAACTTGTACTATCTGGTGTATCTCTTTTAACCCTTATATCAACAGGAAAAGCACCAGTTAAATTTATGCTGTAATCTTTCTGATAAGCGTCAGCAGTTCTACCTCTTATGGTGTCATTTATAACCTGAGAAAAACCACCATTATTGTATTGAACAAATATTTTTAAATTTACTTCCGAACCAAGTAAATCTCCATTATCTTTTGCGTGTTGTATCTG